TGTATACTGTGGGCGTGAGCATGTCCAACCACTATTAACTAGCGGTAGATGCTTTCTGCTTAACGAGGATATCATTTTCGAGTTCATTGTAGAATTCTATTCTTCTTTCGGATTAAAGTCAAACTTACTTTTAATAACCTTACATTTCGTAGGGTTGTTATTTATATAGGAGTTTTTCATCACTACAGCACCTATTATACAGTACTATTTGATGAAAGTCAACAATTATTTTAAAAGAATTGCAACTTCTTCTGGTAGGACTGGTACATCCATTCTCTCTGGATGCCACACAATACCATAAATTGGCAGTGCTTGATGTTTGAATGCTTCGATTGTTTTGTCTGGTTCATGTATGGCAAGTGGAACCATTTGTGGACCAAGTTGTGTGATGGTTTGTCCATGATAACTATTGACAAGAACTTTCTTGCCATCCATCATTACTTCATGCTCAGTGTTATCATGCGCAGGAATATAATCGTAACACGTACTACTACTATTCACACCACCACTCAACTCATTGACAACAAATGCTCCATGGCATATACCAAGGATAGGTTTCTTGCGTTTGATTGCATGGACAAATAAAAGATTCTCTGTAACATTTCTTGCTGCACTATCAGTTCCACCAGACAGCACTAAACAATCAAAGTCGATAGTTTCATCAACTGTTCTTGTATTTGCATGGGGGATTAAATGATGATTGCCTAGGAAAGAATACCAGCTTCTTTCTAGGCAATCGAATAAAAAATTATTAGGAGGGATCCGAAAATCCCTCATTGAAATCAAAATTTTCATAACAAAGAAATGTTAATTAAGCAGCGAGTGCTTCCTTAGCATTAAACTCAACACATAGTTCACGATGTGGTTGACCATATCCTTCTACCATGATTTGTTGAACTTCTGGAGAAGCAGTCTTGAAATCACCCAATGAAGTGCATGAACACTCAAATAGATCCCAAACCATTTCTTTAACCAAAGACAAACATTCTGCCTGCGCTTCTGGAGTAGTAACAATTTTCTCAAGCATCAAACGACCGATATTGCTATGAAACTTTTCGTCACGAGCAACACGATCATAACGCTTCTGAATGAACTCATCGCCAGCACATTGTGCCATTGTGTTCCAAACGTGAGAAGCACGACCTTCAGCCATGTACTGATACAAGTGCATCATGATTGGATTACCATGAGCCTCATACTTCTGGATCAAAGATGCGCCCATACGGACATCAACTTTACCATAAGTTTCCCAGATTTTTTCTAGGTTTGGCTTTTCACCAGTTAGATGCTCAAGAACTTCGTATACAATACGGAAGTGCTCAGCTTCGTCCCATGCTTGCTTAGAAAGCAAACGGCACTCTTCTGGATCTGTTAGGGCTGGTAGTTCAGAAACTTTCTTAGAAAGTTCGATCATGTTCATACGCTCGTTAGAGAGACGAATATGGAAGAAGTTTTCTAGGGCTTCTTTGTCTTTACCTTTTTCTGCAAAGAACTGACGAGTTTGGATCTCGGCAACTTTATGCAAAGGCATGAAAGATTCCCATAGATCGTCTAAAAATTCTTTTGCTGGTTTAGCTGTAGTAGCTGTCATTTTTGTAATTCCTTTAAGTTGTTTACAAGTTAACGGTGATCCAAAAATTGGCACATCACACGATTCTATTTATAACTCTTTTAAGTTAGAGTTTGATTATTTTTGATTATTTTTGATTAAAACTGTATCAACCAGAGGTTGCCACTGTTTTTCACGGGACTTTACCCACTCTGCCATTGATTTAGGATTCTGTAAGTCTGTTCTTTCTAAGAGTAGATTATCATAGAAGATAGCCTTTGCTTCATCCGACTTCATAGCCTTTGTGAACTCTCTAGTGTACCATTCAACTACATCGTTTGGGGTGCCAGCTGGAAGCATAAGAGCCCACATACCTGTAATGTTGAAATTTGGTAGAGCAGTATCCAACAATGGAATTCCTGGGAATTGACGCATTGGAGGTGGAGCACTTAGAGCAATAATATTAATGCGACCATCTTTGTAAAGAGCATTTGCAACTAGAGATGGAACGATCGCATAACGAACATTACCACTAGCAACATCTACCAGTGCATCGACTGGACCTTTGTGGTCAACTCGAACTACTCCATCTTTACCTTCTGGAAATTTAACACGAGCAGAAATACCTTCATAAACTAAACGTGCGCCACCAGATGCAGCAATAGAAACCTTATCATTCTTTAGAGAATCTAAAAATTGTTTTGGAGTTTTGGCTGGATCGTTTGGGTGTGACGCAATCACGAATGGACTAGATGCAATGTGTGTTGGGTAAACAAAACTGTCTGTAGTATAACTACGACCATTACCTTGGACTTGAACTTTGTCCATTGCTGCAATACCTGGAACTGATACATTGGTAACAGAGTAACCATCAGCTGGTTTCTTACTCAACTCCTCAGTGCCGATAACACCACCTGCGCCTGGACGATTGATGATAATAAACTTAGCACCAGTGTTCTTCTCAACTTCTTTTGCTAATACTCGGAATGACAATTCATTGACACTTCCAGGTGTCCATGCCATTATCGCTTCAATAGGTTTTGTTGGTTGCCACTGAGCGAATACAGTGGATGATACAACTAATAAACTACCAATAACAATTGTTTTTAAATTCATTTGGATACTCTTTCTTCATTCGGATAATAAATGCTTCATCGGATTCATAACTATTAGACCATACCCAAATTTTCTTTAGGATAGATTTAGTTTTTTCCATATTAATTTAGTCCAGTGTTCGATGGGTGTTTGTAGATTTCTCTCAAACACCACACCTCCAACCAGAATTCCCTAACTTTAAGCAGCCAATGGCTCATACTTATAGTTGTATGCTTGTTCAACAATTGCAGCTGCTTCTGGAAGATATGAAGTTCCTTTAGCAGAAATTGCGTACAAGTCTTTACGCATTTGATTTGCCATTTCAGTGGCACGTGCTTGCGCTTCTGGAGTAGTTACTAACTGCTCCAATTTCCATTTACCAATATTGCTATGGAAACCTTCGTCACGAGCAATTTTGGCATAACGATGACTAATATATTCGTCTTCGATTGTTTCAGCCATCTGATTCCAAACTGCTTCTGCACGACCTTCAGCAATTGTTTGATACAATGCTAGTGCCAACTCATCAGTTTGTGCTTCGTACTTATCTAACAAACTCGCACCTTTATTATGGATACGTGTTTCCCAAGATGCAGATGCTGCTTCTAAGTCAACTTCTTCACCAGTGATGTGCTCAATAACTTCCTTTACCATACGGTAGTGTTGGGCTTCATCGAGTGCTTGTTTGCTTAGCAACTGAAGTTCTTCAGTACTCATGTCTAGAGGTGCTTCTGCGATTTTCTTGGAGATTTCAATTAGATTCATGCGCTCGTTAACCATACGACCAGTAAAGTGGTCTACAAGAACTTCCTTGCTTGGTTGACTTTCGAAATATGCCTTAACCTGCATTGCGCTGGCTGTGAATAAGGCTTCGTTTGATGATGACAATTCTTTGACAAAATCTTTAGGTGATTTCATATATTTTCCTTTAAAATTAATGGGCTAGATTAATCGCTGGGTCACTCAACGCTGGGATTTATATCTTATTTAGTCATCAATTAGGTTTAGGTAGAGACTCTACATAAGGTTTCCATTGTTTTCTTAAGTCTACCATTTCCTTTAGAGTGTTTTCTGGACCAATGGATTTCTTATCTAGAAAGATGTAGTTGTCTTCCATAAATTTCTTATACTCGTCTGTGCTAATTGCTTCGACTACTTGCTTTACATACCATTCCACTATCTCTGGTGGAGTCTTTGGTGGTAACATAAAGTTCCAGCATCCATACATATTCAATCCTGCAACATAGTCTTTTGCCAGAGGAATATTATCAGGAATTCCTTTTAGTCTGCGTTCTCCTGCAACTGCCAACATCTTAACCTTACCCGAATTTATAATTGTTAGTGCTGGTGCAATTGGCATGATTCCAAACTCTGTTCCTGTTTTTCCATCAAACTGTGCAACACTTACTGCTGCTGGAACTGGACCTTTGAATGTTATTGGCATCACTTTGGTTTTATCTATCTTTAGATTTTGTGCAAAGTACTCGAAAGTTAGATAATGTGCAGATCCACCAACAGCAAAATTAATTTCTCTGCCAGTTTTAACCTCTGCGATTAATTCTTGTAGAGTGTTAACTTTACTTTCTTTGCTGGCTATAAACACCATTGGACTCTTGCCGATGTTTGTTACAAAGGACAGTTCAAGTGGACTTCTTTTTATTACATGGCTGAAGTGTGAATCTGAAAATAAGAAACCACTAACACATGATGGGATACCAACTGTGTATCCATCTGGTTTCGCTTCTAGTAAATCTCTAAGCATGATATTACCATCAGCACCTGCTACATTCTTAATAGAAAAATTAGCAATATCTTTACTCTCAATATGTTTAGAAATTAATCTTGCTGTTAGTTCTCCACCAGATCCTGCTGATGTCGGTAATAACATAGTTATCACTTGTTTTGGATTTGGTTCCCATGCATTAGCCATGAGAGGAAATAACATCAACAACAAAAACCGCTTCACTTAAAATCCTTTATGTATAAGTTAGTACCATCCTCTAAAAGCATGAGCCAATCTGGATTTAAAATACTAAAATGAGATGTTTGAACAACTTTATTCGAAGAATAGTAATCTGTTTCCATCATTTCTGTTAGAAATTTTCTCAATGGTAATTTATATGATTTAGGATCAGAATCTATGTGCCATTCCTCATATGAACCAAGAGACCATTTCTGATAGTCAACTGTCTCATAGAAGTTAATCATACGAGAAGCAATCTCTGGTTTTATATCACGCATACGATTGGTCTTACCCATCTGCCATTTACAATTTAACTCAATAAATCTAGAAAACTGTTTTCTGTTATGTACACGATGAGTAGCAGGATAATTCTCTAGAATTCTTTCCATACACTCTACTTGTTTATTCGACATACCGACACGCCAATTCATCTTGAATTGCTCTGGTGTTAAAGATTGTAGTTTACCAAACAATTGATCGCCAAGATAGCCAGTTACAATTATACCATCTGCAAACTCTGGATTACTGACAGACATATTTAATGAATATCGGATACCCCTACCACGAATAAAACGATCAAACACAGAACCAGATTCAACGATTGAGTAGTAATTACAAACAACAATAAGTTGTTTTGGATCTGCGTATTGAAGTAGTGCAAATAGAACAGTAGTGCTGTCTAGACCACCACTCCAAGAAATAGCAATCTGTTGACCATTGGCACGATCAACAATTGCCTTTGCAGTCTCAAGAGTTATTTGTTTAAATGTCTTGTCAAAACTGGTATCTTTTTCTGGTAGTGGTTCCCAACCACTCATCTTTAGATAGTGTGGGAGTGTTCTTGTTCTATCCTGAAATCCACTCATGTTTCCATTAATAAAAACACCATCTGTATTATGCCAGTTTTCTAATCCCAATTCCATATACTGCGAGAATATCTCGTCAAAGTTTTCTGCTTTGAACCTATCGAATTTTGGATAATCAATTACGTCCTGGAGACGTTGAACCATAAAATTTACTATCATGCATCCAACCTCAACATCATTGATCTAGATAAAACAACAGATGGTATATTTAATATCCACTTAGTACCATCTTCATTTGGACGTATAAACTGGTGATTTCCATCAGAAATTTCTTTTATGTGTTTATGCACATATTCTATTTCTAATTGTGACGCAATAATACTACTTTCTGGCATTAAAATTTGATATTCACCTGTATGTTTAGTGAATTCTAAATCATTGGAAGAATCATACCAGAAAATCTTTCGTGGTACTCTTGATCCATTTAATCCAACTGGCCAATGTGAAATATTCCACATCCAACCTTTAATTATTGGTTCCATCTTCTTTGATTTCCTTACCTGCATCAATTTTGTTCCATGCACGTTCGTGGAAGAAGTACAGGATACTGTTTACTACCAGCGCAAACGAAACAACACCAAGACCAACCATCCAAGATCCAGATGCTATGTAACCACCGATAAAGTTAGTAATGGTCACTAGGATACGCCATGTGACAACCTTACCCAAACTACGTAGTGCTTTCTCATAAAATTTCATACTTGTTCAATTCCTATATCACATTTAATTAAAAAATCTAACCCACTTGTATCTCGATATGAATTTCGATAATACACTGTATTTATACCTGCTCCATAAATTAACTTGGCACAATCCACACAAGGAGCATGAGTAATAAACATATCACTACCAAGCCCAGAGTCGTTCGATCTTGCCAACTTAGAGATCGCATTCGCTTCAGCATGTATTACCTCATCTTTCGTTACCAGAGTTATGTTACCATTAAAGTCTAATCCAAATTCATTTTCACAGTTGTTATCCCAACCAGCAGGTGTTCCATTATAACCGATTGATATGATACGATTATCCTTTACGACAACCGCACCAACATGCAAACGACGTGAACTGGACAACTGAGAAAATCTCTCAGCCGTGTCCATAAATGCGTCAATCCATTTTTGTTTCATCGACCAAATCCAAATGGGCACTTACCCTTCTTTTCTTCGGCATCCATTTTATCGGATACTGCTTTCTCTTTAGTCCATCGATTATTTCTCACACCTTCATAATACTGTGACAAGTCATGCGGAATTTTATTCTTAGATGCCCACTCTTTCATATCAACTAGATGACATTTCCATTCAACATTTTTTTCAGTTAGTGGAATAATTTGTATTAGTGGAGTTCCTGCTCTAAGAATAAAATTCTCTGCATCTTTTTTAATGAATATATTAATATTACTCTGAGGTTGTTCATCGTAATACGTCAAACCTGGAGGGATTATAATCTTATCATTTAACTGATATTCCTCTAGGTTGTATAATGCTGGGATCCAAATAAATTTCAATCCACTTTTCTCTACCATGTTCCAAACAGAGCCAAACTTAACATGATGATATCCATCAAATAAAGGATTGAATTGAATTCTCTCGTGTTGTATAACACGTTCAGCCCATTGTGGATCAGTTGCACCCAATGCACTTTCATTTTTAGTATGTGATTTTGGTTGAGTTATATAATCCATCCACAAAGGCATTATTGCACCTTTGGTATACAGACCATTGATGCCAGTACATTTTTTAATAGTTGGAGTCTCTATTGAGATGTTAGTGTTTCTATCTTTAATAGGTAAAGATGGAGACATTTTTTTAATTGATTCTGGGTAAAATAATACAGATTTTCTTATTTTATATAATTCATATGCTGCTGGAGAATACGTAAAACAATCAACTATTGCCGTACTTTTTTTAAAATTGAATATCATTTACTTTCCACTTGTTCGAATAACAGTTTTTCCATCATATCATCGAGTGCTTTGGCAGCATCCCATTCTTCGCCAACCCATCCACGCCACTTAGTGACTTTAACATCGTCTCCATCCCAACGACTCCACTTCTCTCCATCCCAATTACAGTACTGGGGATATGGCCATGCTTTAGTTTCTACTTCGTATCTACCTTCTCGCACTGGTTTAACTTTCTTATCAAACCAATCAGTGCGTTCAAGTTCAGAAAGACGTTCTTCTTCTTGTTCTTCTTCGTAACGCTCAAGTTCATCCATTAAGCCACCGAAATCAATTAGATCTTCTGGAAGATCTTCAATTGAATCACGATCTGTAATATCATAGTCAAAGTATTCATCACATCCATCTTCATACTTACCAATGAACCCCATTCCAGGTTCATGATATAGTGCACGAACATCCCATCCTTCTCCGAAAAGAAATTCGTAAAGTGTAGTTGGAGGAGCCCATGCAGAATCAAAATGCATTACGATAGTATTATCATCTTCTCGTTCCCAATCTTGCATGGAAACATCCCACTTTGTACCCCAGTTTTCGACTGACCAACCATAGTCCCATGCACCTGCTGGGTTGGGACGCAGATGATTCAATGGCTCAGATTTTTCTTTTTGAAGTTCTTCTTCGAAGGCATCAATTTTAGTTTTATCAGTGTGTGATAAAGTTACTGTGTTGTAGCACCAATTAGGCATAATATATTTTCCTCTCAGTTATCGGCTATGTTAGCCTTGATCTTTCTCATTAACTCAAATGCATCAGGCATGCCTTCTGCTTCCATTACGTCATCATAGAATTCATCTTTTGCTTCTTGAATCATGACAGCGACTCTCATACAATCATCGGCAGACATACTATTCAATAACATCGTAAATTCATCATCCTTTAACGACATCAAAAACAATAGAAAATCTCTATCTTCGGGTTTAAGATGTTGCACTTTCTTTGACTTTCTTAGGGAGTGGAGGAATAAATCCAGCGTCACTGACTAATTTCCTAGTAATTTTAGGATACAATTTATGTAAAGTCTGGTCTTTAGCTGCAATGATAATACTGGCTTCTTCTTTCTTCAATCCTTCGATAAAAGAAATGAATAAACTCTCACGCTTTAGTGGTGTAAGATCTGCACGGCAAAAGATATAAAGTTTCTTCATCTCGCTGAACAAATTGGTTGGTGTCATACCCAATGGTTCATCGGCAGGTTTGTATGGTGGTTCACCTTCAGGAAGAATCATTTTCTTTTCTGAAAGGAATGCGTACTCGAAAAGAATCCTTAATGGAACATCATCTTTATAGGTCTCAATTACCTTAGGATTATCTTGAATCTCCTGAAGGATCTGTACAATATATTTTCTCATTTAAAAGTCCTCAATCTCATCTAACAAAAGTCGGCAACGATGTTCCATGAGGTAGTTCATGATCGACATTTTGTCACCAGTAGGTTTATTACTTAGGTACTCTGCGATAATGTCAGATTTAATCTGCTCTGGAATAAACTTGAAGTCAACCAGAGTGGAATTCCTATGCCAGTTACGACGTTCTTCGTCATTCTTACACGCAATAAATCCATTATCAAAAAATTCTTGTAGTCGTTTTGCACTGACTGGTTTTTGTCTATCGCCAGAAGAGAATACATCGTCTTTGCTTAGGATATTTGGAACACCATCGCCAGCATCACCTTTAACAATATGTTCGATTTTATACTCGATGATTTCTCGCTGAGATGCAGTAATGTATTTCTTCTGCATCGGTGACCACTGCTTCACAGTAGGATATAACTGCAACTGTTTAAAGTCTTTGTCAGAAGAAAGGATAAGAATCTTTTGTGGATCCTCAACCAATCCTTCTTGGACCAGTTGATTGTTTTGAGCCCACTCTGTGAGTACTGCAATGATATCATCTGCTTCGCAACGATCAAGATGCATTACACGATACGGAAAGTGTTGTGCGATATCCTGACGCATCTCATTGAGTGTATCAAAGATCAAGTGCCAATCTAAGTCAGATGCTTCACGTGTTTTCTTTCTACCATCTTTATAGTATTGAAAGAATTCCCTGCGCCAGTACTTACGACCATCACAACATACAATGACTTCTCCATATTCTTTACCATACTTTTTCTTGTATGATTTAATCGTGGATAGTGTTACATGGCGAATCAGATTCTTAATCTCGCTCTCTGTACCTTTCAACTCTCGCTGGAAGGTTAAGATAGCACTGAGAGCAACCTGCGAATAATCAATTAATATCATTTAGTTTTCTCTGCTTTGGGTTTGGCTTTGCTTGTATGCAGCCCAACATCTTTTCGGTCAACGTATTTACCACCACCATTTGGATCAACATGCCATTCTTTGTCGTCAATCCTAGTCAGAAAAATAGCATTACAATATCTTCCATGGCCAGAATATTTCTCTTTTATTTCTGAAGTTAGTTTCTTTACTTCATGATATGTATTAGAACATATAATAAGAGTCCTATTATGTTTGGTTTCAACAGTTGCTTTTTTAACATTATCGATACAGCTAAGAACAATTTCGCCACCTTCCCATTGTTTTGGTTCGGTGTGAAAATAATTTAAGATTGTAAAGAATGATGCGTCGATATGAGCAGCATAATAATCAGCATGTTCATAGTAAGAAAGCAGATGTGATCTATGATTACAATAAAATAACATTTTATACAACTGATTGTGATTCATCAATCCATCCCAAAACTCATGAGTTTCTAGTTGAGTGACTGCAGAACTAATTAAAGCTGAGTGACGCCAATTTATAAAAACATTTTCTAGGAAGATTCCAGATTTCTTTGCAGCAGAACCATATTCATTCTCTGCACTATTGATATCACCTTCACCCAATAGTACCTGTGGTTTAGTCAACCACTTTAACTCCATCATGATGTTTTTTATCTGTTCTTCAGTATAAAAATTATCAATAACTACAGCATTGATACCCTCATCAATATAATTAAAGTCCATTAAAATGCTCCAAGAAGAATACACTCTTCATTAATCCGACCATTTGGTACAGTCGGTTTTGTTGTTATTGTTTTCAATGCACCATTCAATGCACGCTTGCCCATCGCAAGTCCCTTAAAGAATTCCTCTGGCTTACGTAACATAAGTGTCTTGGAATTCTTGACATCAAAGCCAAGAATTGTAGTACCTTTAACAGAAAGTGTTCCACCCTCTGCTTTGTATACAGTAACCTTACGATACTTAGTATTATACACCCAAAGTTCATTTGAGGCAAGTATATCTTCTGGCTTGCAAGACTTGAGTTTTAGTTCAACAAACTCACGCATGAATTTCATACGTGCCACAACCTTGGATGGTGGTGGTGCTTTGCGTTTACGTGGAGACCTATTCGCTTTAGCAGTCTGAACCTGTTGTTGGCAGTCAGCTATAATGCCACGCAAAAACTCAGCATACTTCTTCAATTCTTTTTTCGTTAAGAATGAATATCCTTCAACAAGTTGATCGTCTTCTCCTGCAATTGCGTCTTCGATTTCTTGAAGTTGTGGTACATAGAATTCTCCAATTCGTTTTGCAACTGGTGCTGATACTTCATTTGAAAGTAGATAATTCTTTGCCGAGAACTGCGTTGTCTTCGTCGTGATAAAGTCATCTATTGCTCCATCGAATTCTGCTGCATGTTTACGTGCTAATTCTTCCATTCGTTCTTGTATAGAAACGACTGGAGTTGAAACAACTTCTGCTTTTTTAACTTCTTTGATTAGTTTGTACTTGCGAACCAATTCTGATGCTGTGTCAGAAATAAAATTCTGGTGCTTTTCGCTAAGTGGTTGACCACGTGATGCAAGACGACAGACCACTCCAAGAGATCTGACTTCAAAATCAGTGGCACGATTGATTGCAATGACTTCAGCTTTTTGTCCAGCCTTGGCAAAGTATTCAAGTGCACTCTTACGACGTTTCTTCTCGTCAAAGTTTACATTGTACCAGCTAAGTGCATGGTTAAGATCTGAATTATAATTTTCTTCTGTGAGCACTGGCTCATCAACGATCTTGTTGAGGATCGCATTGTTCTTCGCTCTTCGTTTTGCGGCATTTGCATTCATAGGTTTGGAACCTCCATAATAAGTATTTATTATACCTCAAAGCACGATTAGTGTCAAACAATAACCCTCAAAAATGTAGGGTTATTTCTTAAACGAAACCCCAGTTGATCCACCCACTACTCCAGCTAGGATTAGGGATGCAAGCCACGTATCGAATCCCATTGGAATGTTGAGAATCGGGAACAATGTGTTCAGTGACCAGATTGTTGCAAGTGGTGCAAGAATAATAAGAACGAGAACGACACCAAGCCACACAAAAATACTAGATTTCATAATGTAAACTCCACTTTAGTTACTGAATCCCAGCGGAAAGATCTCCACTCAGACTTTTCTGTATCGAAGACTGCCACTGCGGATCCATTAGTCTTGCGACCTGCAGTGCTGACTTCGGATGTTGGTTTCTTGTCTGCTGGAATGTTTCCTTCGACAAGGGTGCAACGCATTGCTCTTTCGGTACCATCTTTTTTGGTAAAAGTAACGCACAGATCTTTGATGTGTTCATCGTGGAGAACTCCAATTGTCCATGTTTTAAATTCTTCAAACTCTTTTTCATTCTTGAATACTGTTTGGAATGCCATTGTCTAATCTCACTTTCATTTCATTAATAATTGGTCCAAAGAACTCAACGAATTCTTTAGTCTCAAAGAAAGATGTATGACCACTATTGCATAGTTCTTTCCCTGTATCGCTCATAAGTTTCTGACGAATAGTAAATTCAATCAAATCATATGCATGACTCTTGATCTTAACTGTTCGTGTTAAACCTTCTCGATGAATCTCATACTCCAAGTCCATGGTCTGCCTTTCTGTGCTTTGGTTGTCGAATGTACTGAACCTTACTCTCTACTACACGCATGCGGTATTTTGGAGTGCGCAAATCTTTTGCTACAAGATTTCTAGGTTTCAATGGTTTATTATACACGATATCCTCTTACAAAGCAAATTTCTTTAATAGTTCCTTGGCACCAGATGTGTCACGTACTTCGTTATCCAGTTCTGCCATGATGATCAGACGTTGCAACAACTCGGCTTCTTTCTGTAGATTCTCATCTAAAGAATTGTACCACTCAAAGTAGTCTTCCTCTGAGTCAAGATTCCACATGATGTTCAACATACGCTTCTGACGCTTACTTACGCCATGGATTGTAACTTCGCTCATACAGTTTCCTTAAAAATACCAGACCATGTCATCAGTTTATTCAACTTCTCATTCTTTGCAGTCATTACTGCAGACTCACTAACAATTCCATTTTCGATCAGTAGATCAATCATACACATTAGATCACCGATTTCTTCTTCAAGATGTTCTCGGTTGGTTTGCCCATTGTGTTCGTCATCCATACCGAACCGAAATACCTTACTGATAGCCTGAGTTACCTCAGCACATTCTTCTTGCGTAATCAACAGAATCTCACTATCGATTGCATTCTTTTGTTTCATCATTGCAAATTTATTCACTCATTATCTCCATAATATCCATAATCTTCATCTGTTCCAAACCCTGCTGATGCCAATCCAGATTCATGGTCACCATCCATAGATTCGTCAACATCGAATCCTTCTTCAAATGCCTGAATGGCATCGTACACCATTTCCAATGGGATCTTTAGTAGCCCAGCGATTGAGATGGGTTTCATCCCTTCTTCATAAAGATCAACAATTTCTAATTGCAAGTCACTCATTACATTTCTCCATATGCTACTGCATCTTCATCATAAGAAAATGCCTCAAACTGTCGCATGTTGTGTTCAGCCATCATTCGATCCATGTAGGATTCATAATCAGCCTCAACAACAGCGTTTCTTTCTTGCTCTGCAAGATCATTCAACTCATCATTCAATTCATTTATAGTCATCACAATTCCTTAATCAACCCTAACACAGTTATTATGCTCTAAAGTCAAATAAAAGTCAATACATTTTTGGAGGACAAAAAACCCCTGTGGTATCAACAACTTACAGGGGTCTAAAACCTTACAGGTAGAAGGGTTATTTTCTAATCACTATTTCTCTGTAAGTTCGTTCACAAAGTCTAGTAGTAGTTCATGATGTTTTCCACCATGGTAGTGTTTATTTATGTAATGCCATGGTTTCTCGTACCAATAAAGTGGTGCTTCTGGATGGCAACCAATGATACCGATTCTACCTTGGATGATTGCCATCGGATCACCATTGCTATATCTTGCAATTGTTTTAAATTTAGTTTCATCGCCAATTAGTGCACAACCATCATAGAAGTACATTTCTTCTTTTTGGTCTTTCCATGTGACTGAAGCTACTGTTCCGTAGCTTCTTTTTACATCTGCATTTGGTTGCTTTATATATTGAACAGGGTTGACATCATCAAGTATATCGAAATAACGCTCTCCAGCCCAATAAGCACCCATGCAGATGCCAAGATAGTGACCACCACATTCCAAGAATCTGGCGATTCGATTCGCTCTTGTTCGAGTGAAGAAATTAGGATAAGAGTCGCTATCCCCAATCCCGCCAGGAAAAGCAATAACATCAAGATGCTCAAAGAAATTATCATCATCAAGTTCCTTCTCAGTAAATATTCTTATCTGATACTCAGATGATAACGCATGCACCATTGCATATGCACAATCCTCAGAACATTCTGGATGGCGCATAAACAATGCGAGGTGTTTCATACTACCATGGATATCGCACTAGCAGCAGAAACAATGTAACGAAGTGCTTGCTCATCAGTTGATAATTCTTGGGCTGCTTTTACTTCAGCTACCTGTTGAACAAGGAATTGAAATTCTTCTAGTGTCAATTCTTGTGATTCATATTGCTGGCGTAATACTAAAAGTTCATTCGCCAATACAGCTGCTGGACCACCAAGTCCAGCTACTTCTCTTAGTTGTTCTAACATATCATCTGCCTTTCCATGCGTCAACGATGACGTCTATTCTTGTTTTATTAATTTTAAGAATTGATTCACAGAACAATTTTTTATCAGATGCCTTGGCTTTACTAATGGCTTCTTGCAGCTGAGCAATAGAAGTAGCCTGAGGATCTTTTCTCAACTCGCTATACACTTTAAGATGTTGAAGTTTAGTTTCAGCATCAACCCAGTTCTTATCATCACAATTTAACTTCTCAATTGAAATCTTTGTAGAAACAAGATTGTCAAACATAACTGCATCATGTGGCTTTGGCCATAGTGCTAATATTGAGCAACCATTTAAACACAGAACCAGTGATAGTAGTATAATTCTTTTCATACGCTAAATGAACTTCCGCAACCACAGGTGGATTTTGCATTAGGGTTAGAGATGACGAACTGCGAACCCTTTAGTTTGTCACTAGTAAAATCAATAGTAGCATTGTCAAAGTAAGTCATACTTAAAGCATCAACTAAAAGTTTATCAATGACAAAGTCATCTTCTTCCTTGGTTTCTTCGATAGTAAAACCGTAGTTAAAACCAGAGCAACCACCACCAGAGATAAATGCTCTTACGTATTTTCCAGTCGGTTCATCCATAAGGATTTCATCGAGTTGTTTC